ACCATTCTGACATTTTAGTTCTCCTTCCAATCATCAAAAATAAGGATTATAAATATTAAAATTATGCTTATAAAGACAACCAATGTTCCCATCATTTCAAATCGTCATTGGTCTCGCTTTTTATAATCGCCAATGCCCGAAGCAAACCAGAATTAAAAGCAATCTTTTCCAAATCATCGGAAGGAGTGATTTCCTGTTCTATTCTTTCGATAATTCGCTCAATCATCTTCCACTCCTTCGGCTTCCAATTCATCAGAAATATCATCAATATATGATTCCAATTCTGCCAAATATTCTGCTTCTGCTTCTGGCAATAATGCTTGATATTCGTTTATCTGTTTTCGCCATTCTTCTCTCTGGGATTTTATCGGCTGATAATCTGCATCGGAAATAACTCCTTCGGAATGTTTAATTGCTTGATAATCCGTCTCTTTCAGTTTTTCTTTGCAAACCGATATTTCCCAATTCAGCTCTTGAAATTTCATAATCTCTCCTTATACCCAAGAATAAGTTATATTTCCGTCTACATCTACTGTTGCTTGAAGTGTATAAACTCCTGCATTTGTCTTGTCACAAGCAGGAAATTTTATAGGAACGAGTTTAGGAATAGGCAATACAAAATTCGTATAAGAAGAACCGCTTGCCAAAATATAATAAATTGCTGTATTTGCCGTTTCGTCTGTTACTTCAAATTCAATTCCACTCCCATAATCGTCTCCGTATGTTACCGAAGAACCACTAACCAATCTGTTTGCCCTTAATTTATATGTGGAATTTGAACCGCCGCTCGGACACCCTGTTAATCTGTATCTACCTTTTGGCAAAGTCCAATTCGAAGCCGTAGCCTTAAATCTGTAATTTGTATTTGCCGAAGCCGTACCATTTACAGTAACACTTCCGTCTTGATTTACTGTAAATGTTAATTGATTTGATGTTCTGTTATGGTCATAAAAAGGTTCGTGTACTAAATTCCAAGTTCCTGTTTCGGCTTTATCAACATCACTTTCTATGGCAAGTATAGAATTGTTTTCCTTATCTTTCGGCAAATAGACATTTCCACTACTTGCATTATCACTCGCAAATATATTTGTATAATTGCCGTTTCTGTCATATATCTGAACAACTCCCCTTGTGTTACCTGTTACCCCTTCGGCTTTATCATTTCCAAGTCTAAAAACAGAATTGACATTCGTTGTTCCTGAATTTGCCGTTACGATTTCAACATTTCCTTCAAATACACCGCCTGTCGATTTCGGCACAAAGTCTGTCGGTATTGTCGGCTTGTCTATCAAATCATCATAATCGCCACTTGTCGCAACAGCCGACAAATCGGAAAACTGTACATAATTTGTTAGGTCGATTTCTGTTGTGCCGATAAGTTCCCAACCCTGTGAAGTCCCGTCTGTGTTGATGTATTCATCATAGATATTGTCGACTTCTGTGGTGGTTTTCGGCACAAGGTAAATCACATTCGTTTGTATGTCTACTGTCGGCAAGGTCTGAACAACTACAAAGCTGATGCCTGTCATTGTGTCGAGTAGTTCACAGATTCGCTTTATTACTTTTGATTCGCCATTGTAATTTATTATTGACATTTTATGATTGCTCCAATTTATACAAAACTTTCATTGCCATTGTAAGATTCTTCGTCACAGGATTATTGAGATTATTTATCGTTGCTAAATATAATGGATTGTTATAGGCTTTTGTCTGCGTATCGGAAGGATAAAATGTGTACATCAATGCTTTTGACGATTCGTCTTGTCTTACTCCCTGTGTTCTGTTGAATCCGAAAACCTTCGCATTGATAGGATAAGCCTTTTTAAGCACAGAATCGTAAAGATAAACGATAACTGTTGAATCTCCATTGTTTCTATGATTAAACAATGTATGATTTCCGAAATCGCCTACAACAGCACCATAATCGCTATATTGTCCTGTGTAAAATGTTCCACATTCCACAGTATCATAAGAAGTTCCGTCAAGATTAAAGATTCCCATTGTATTGCTTGAATTATTAGGAGCAAATATTTTTCCCTGTGAAACTGAAACATTGATTGTAGAAAATCCGAAATTGTATGTCTTTTCGGTCAATGTATCGTCTGTGGTATCAAATTCCCACATATAAAACGGATTCGACTTGATTGTTCCACTCGGAGTAAGATAAATCTTTTTATTTGATGCTGAAACAATATAACTTCCACCCATAAAAGTATAATTCATTCCAGACACATCTTTAATGATTGTTTGTGGAATACAATCAAATACCGATGCTTTCTTTAAAGGAAGTTTGAATTTCGTGATTTCAAGATTTGTGCCATTCAAAACAAAGGAATACTGTTTTCCGTCACAAACAATCTTGTTGTAATTTGCTTTATATGTATTAAGTGAAGTTTGTGGACAGACATCTGCTCCACCACCATTTCGCTCCATATCATACAATGTCGATGAAACAGTTTGACTTATGGAGTTTCCGATGCCGATATATCCGCCTGTTTTACTCGTCAGACATACACTTCCGATTGTTCCGTTTGCCTGTGATGTTGTCCAATCGTAAACAAAAGTTATACTTGAAGGAGTAATGATGCTCTCGGCACTATTATAAGAACCAAGTTCATTCGGAGCTGAACTGTTTGTCACTCCGAATGCTCCGTTTCCTGTCATTTTCACTCCCAAAGGAACAAACTGTGAATTTATAGGAATATCGTTTTTGTCTAACAGAAGGATTCCACCTACGATTTCAGAGAATGGTGGATTCGAAGCATCGGGAGAGTTATACATACTCGCCTTTGCATATCCGAGATTCCTTAATCCTTCGGCAAGAACAGCACTCTGGAATGTGTTCTCGGAATGGTATCTGTCTACTCTTCCATATTTTGATTTAAGAATTATATCTGTGCTTCCGTGAATTTTCATATATTACTCCATTTCAATCGAATCTGTAACTTCATCGAATACAAGAACAGGAAGTTCGAAATCTTCTGCTTCTTCTTCTGGCTGTAAGATGCCGCCCCAATCGTCAGAAGCAATAAGATTCTGTCCGTACAAACAACCATTCAAAGATTGTGTGAGTATCTGAACCGAACCACCATCGGCTTCAAGGTAAACTTCGAACAGCCTAATATTCGCTTCTTGGTTTATGTTAAAGAACTTAACCAGATGCAAGAGATGTTTTCCGTCTTGCAATGTCTCTAACGGATAAAAGTCCGTTAGCTCTGTACTGTCGATTTCATAAGTGACTTTGATTCGGCAATCATCATAAACCACTCCACTTACTGTGGTTTCGACATCACAAAGAATCTCGGCTTGGAATACCACTATTGATGGCTTCGTTGTCTGGAATCGAAGTTCGATGATTCGCTCTTTTCCACCATCGGCAACATTTATATCAGAGAGATTTGATAAAACATAGTATTGAATCTTGTCTCCCGATGTTTTCCTTTGCATCGAAGTGACACTTTTCTCGGCTTTGCTCTTCCCTGTCTTTGATGCCGGAATTGATTTAATCTTATATGTTCCACCTACTGTCCAAGAGTAATAAGCAACAAGGAATTTGTTTGTGCTTGAACCACTTCCATTAGGGAAGGATAAAACATCTCCGAGATCATAATGTCCACCGAAAGGAATATCCACTTCGCAAGGAGTGAATGCAAGGTCTGAAAATGCTCCGAGAACATCAGAAGTGAATCTGAAAGCATTTGTTCCTTGTATAAAAGGATTTGAACCAAACGGCATCGTTCTTCCATCATCAGGAGTTTTTGCGTAATAAATCTCTGCTCCTTCTTCGATGTCATTTACCGAGAATGCCGTATAATTGCAAACTTCATCTCCGTATTTGGAAGTTTTGAACCTTACGGCTGTTCCGATGGTATCGTCAACAGTTTTATGGAATGTCCGAAGTTCTAACTTCCCTTCCCTGTTCATTGTGGCAAATGCCGTAAGAGTTTGAGCAACCCAATGAATCAAGTCTCGATAATTCTCGATGTCATTATCTGCCGTAAAATAGAATGCTTCGCTTCCATTCGGCATGGCTTCGATCTCGGCTTTGGTATTGGCAAGGATTATTCCACAATTATCACAGGCATATTTGAGTAAATCATACGCACTCGTCATTGTTGCCAATGTGTTAATGCTCAATGGTTCGTCAAACAAACTCATATAATCATAAGCCGTAATCGCTGTTATGCCGTTTGAATGCGTTGCACTATCAACACGATATATGCCAAAGGGAATTGCTGTTGATTCATTTACTGTGAAGCCGATTCCAATGTCTTTGCCTATCCAATCATTTCTCGGAATGTTTATCCCTGTGAAACTGATTTTCATTTGTCCGATGTAAACTCCACCATAGCCGAAATCGGACATATCAGAGCATTGATTCGTAAATGAGAGACTTCCAGAGATTACATTATCTTCATCAAATGTAATCCCCGAAATGTCTCCGTAAATTGTATAGGATTGTATTTGGTCTTTGGATTCTGTTAAGAGCTGATACATAAGCACCTACATTTCGATTAAACTAAAAGAAATCTGCCACATTCCACTTGTCTCAATCTTTTCCGAACCTTTAATCAGAGTTTTTGAAAAATCTCGCATTCGCATTGTTTTTTCGGAATAGGCTTCTGCGTATGAGTCCCAAATCTTTACTGTTGCCGGAGTTTGAGTGAGATATATGTTTTCAAAGAACTTCGCCCAACTTCCCATTAACTGATAAGAACAGGATAAATTAAGTTTTCCCAACCTTCTTATCTGAACAATGTCAGTTCCGGCTTCGGATTCATTTACTGTTTCAAGTGTTTCAAACTTCTCTTGAATCGGATTATCTGGAAAAGGAATATCCGTTCCGTTTATTTTTGTTGGATATGTTGATAATTTAACACTACTCATCTTCCACCACTCCTATAATATGAAGTATTCAAAGCATCAACCACTTTTGCTTCAAGGAAATCGTTTCCGACATAAACAGGAACTGTCATTTTGCCAAAACCTGCGTTTCTCATAGCATTGACGATTGAATTTGCCAATTTATCATAATCAATTCCAGAATCATTAAGTGGAGTGACAGATGCTCCTTTTGGAAGAGTAAGAAGTTCTGCTCCTTTTTCTCCGACAATAGCCTGTCCTTCTTCGGTAATAACTCCACCTTTGGCAAGTTTCGGTATATTTACCTTCGGAATAAGACTTACACTTGTGTCTAAATCGACTCCGGGAACAAGATTTGCAAGTCTCATTGCTCCTTGAATAATAGTGTTTATCGTATCTACAAACAGATTGATAAATGCTTCAAGTGATCTAATGATTCCGTTCACATAGGTTTTCATTATTTTGAGAATACCTTCCCAAGCCTTTTCCCAATTTCCTGTGAAAACTCCTGTGAAGAATGTTGCCAAGCCATCAAACAAATCGATTATGTTATCAATGAATGGTTGAATGAAATTAAGAACCATTTCAACATAACCCTTTGCACCTTCTGCCACCAAGCCAATAACACTTATGAGAGCTGGCATGATGCCATTGATTATGCTTGTAAGCGAATTTATCAAAGGCGGCAACACAACATCTAAGAATTTTACCAATGGTACAAGTATAGCCATGAGCAAATCTGAAATCGGAGACAGCAAAGGCAAGAGCGATGTTATCAAAGGTAAGAGACTTTGAATGATGTCTACTGCCAATGGAAGTACAGTTTGGCAAATTTCTATCGCAATAGGAAGTAATTCTTGCAAAATTAAAAACAGAATCGGAAGAATCTGCGAAACCAAGTCCACCAGAATTGGAACAATCTGTGCCATATAACTTTGAATCTGTGGCATAAAATCAATTATCTGTTTAAATAATTCATTTACAATAGGAAACAAGGCTGTTCCAAACTGATTTGCAAGGCTTCCAACCATGCTCTTGATGTCGGAAAGCAAATCTCCAAACTCAACTCCCGCTTTTACTGCATCGCCACTCATAACCAAGCCGAGATCATTTGCCCTTTGTATAAGTCCATCGAACTCATCTCCCGACTGTTCGATTAAGGGACTCAAATTATATGCAATTTTTTCTCCGAATAACTCTGCGGCTTTTGCACTTCGCTCTTCTGCCGTTCCTAAATCCATGATTTGATTTATAGCATCATCAAAGGACAAATCTGTGCCTTCGAGTTTTTTTGCCGCTCCTTCCATGACAGACATCTCAACTCCGCATTGTCCGGCGGCATAAGCCAACTCTTGATATGACTCGGCACTTATTCCCATTCGGATTGATGCTTTGTCAATTTCGTCTGTCTGCTTGGACACTTTGTCTGCCACTCCGAGTGCGGCACCGCCTACGGCTGTTGCTGCTCCTACAACTGCGGTGGCCATTCCTGCAGCTTTGCCAACTACAGATCCTAATGTGGATGCAAATCCTGAAGCCTTTTTATCAGTTTTTTGTAATGATTCGTTAGCCTTTTCAGTGTCAACAAATACGCTGCCGACTAACTTGAAAATCTCAAGAGCCATTTTTGAACCTCTCTTGTATTTGTTCAGCTTCCTTCAGGATCTCGTCAGAAGGTCGCCAATCTATATTTGCTCCTGTGCGTTCGTCAAAGAACTGGTCGAATGTCATGTATTTCCCACTTCTAATGAGTAGTGGAAGTAGTACCAGATATTCGCCACGGACTTCTTCTTTTCGCTCTTTAGTAACTGCCAAACTTACAAATTCAATGAACTCATCAAACTTCATGTCAGGAAAAACATATTTGCCGTATCTGCGAAGTAAGATTTCCTTCAATTCCATTTCGTTTACTTGGCAGCCAATGTAAAAACCGCCTTCCACTTATCCCAATCATCCACCTTCTTTAGCATCTCGAAAGTTTCAATTGGATCCATTTGTTTGACGGTCTGTATTTCCATTTCAAATATGTCAGCCAGGAACGAAAAGATTTCTTCTTCCACTTCCTTGCTTGAGCATTTTGTGAATACAATATAAAGTAATTCAAAGCCGGCCGATTCAGGATTTTTGTCTTCCGAAAGAGCCAGTTTTTTGATCTCATCTTTTAAATTCGCTTTTGACATTATTCTGCCAATTGCAAACAAATCGGTATTTTGTAGTTTTCTCATTATGTTCTCCTTAAAAAAATAAGGGAGAGCCGAAACTCTCCCCATAAAATGATTAGACAGATGCCTGAATAGATGTGTAAATATCCGAAAGTTTTGTCAGCATCGTAAGCACATTCATTGAGAGCTTTGCCCTGGATGATTCCATAACAACTCTGTCTTTAACCGCTCCACGGTCGCCATCAGCATTGATCTCACGATATTCTCTTTCAACATTGAAAGAACCACCGCCACGAGTTAAAGCAACTGCAGTTCCGTTGATGTAGAAGATACCGGCACCGAGAATAATCTCACTTGCTCCGGCTGTGGTTGCAGTGTCAATTGTAATGCTCCACGGCTCTGTATTATTGTTCGAAGCATAATCTGTGTTGTTATAGCAAGCTTCAAATTCAATAGAAGGGACAACATCGTTCTTCTCTGCGAATGTCCACTCAATATTACCTTTATTGATCGCATTGGTAATCTCAATAACGACATCCTTACCACCTTTGGTCTTGCCAGCCCATTTAATGCTCTTGAAATCTGCACTTACAACTTCACCTGTTCCGATGTATTTTGTTGTAGCCATTTTTCTACCTCACATAATTTTGTATCTGAAACCTGATTAAGCGATGTTTAATGTCTTTGTCGGAATCAATAATTGATTTACGGTCTATTTTATAAAATGTAGGAAGAATATGAGTCTGTGGAAGATTTTGAGCTTGTAACAAGTCCTCAACCTTATCTGACAGTTCGTCTACTTGAACAGTGGACTTCCCTTTGTCCCAGACATCCACTTCAAGAACATAGTCTTGCCTGGATAAATCTCCGAGATCTATTTCACGAAAGCCGAACACGATATGCGGATATAACGCATTATCAGTCGCCTGCTCAAAGAAAACATTCGTTGTCAAAGTCTTCAGTTTGGTCTGTATTAACTTTTTAAGGTCATTAGTTCTGGTTATTTCATTCGCCATCGTCTATATGCTCTCTTTCGTCAACGAGTGCAAGTGCCTGTGCTTCATCGTTCAAAGCACTTAAATATTTCGATTCAATTTCAATGATTTTCGGAATGTTATCTTCAACTGCATGAGTAAGAAGTCCGAGTCTCGGAGTAGTGGAAGTTCCAAACTCCTGCTCGTAAGCATAAACACCCTGAACCGTTGATTTTTTCAAACCAATTTCCACTCTCGGATATTTCGTGTCCTTATTCGAAAGAACTGCCGATGTGGTTGCTCTTCCGGCTTTGCCCGTCTCTTTGTCAAAATGGCTGTAATAGGCATCCCTAAAAGTTCTCTTCACAAATTTAGCAACATCCCGAAGAGCTGCACGGTTTAATTCGAAAATGTAATACTGTGCTGCATCTACGTTGGAAGTGTATGTCACACCGTTTTTATTGATTTTTGTTACCGACTTCGGAACACTCATTCAATACCTCGCTTACAAATGATTTCAAGGTTTATTTTGTTCCTGAATGTCCGCAGAACTGTGTAATCCTCTGCCTGTGATGCTCCGTAAGGCTTGTAAGACAAAATCTTTTCGCCCTGGTAATCCAAAAAGTCTGCTATAACAAACTTAATTTCAGGCTTTAACCCTACGGCCTGTGCCTGATAGAACTCGCTTTGGCTAATGGACTTGACTTCTGCGAATATTGTTCTCTCCGCAAATGTTTGAGTAGTATCGCCGTATTCGTCAACTGTATTCGTTTCTTTTTTTAAAGTGATAACGTCATTGAACATCTGTTGCTTCTCCAAACGATTTTCTTAAACAATCGCATTGATATAAAAAGCTCTCTTTGTATCTGTCTGCATCTTTGACATCCGATGCGTAATACGCAAGAGCATAAGTCCTAATCGCCGTTTCGACATCCTCTGTGCTTCCATTCGCATAATCCTCAAGCACTCCGGCACGAATGAGTTCCAAACGTGCCGAAGCGATTACATCTGTGATTTCTGCATCTAAAGAAGTATGAGAAATACGAAGAGCAAGTTTGACTTTTTCAGTAATTGTTGGTGGAGTCGGAGTAGGATCATCTTGAACTCCTTCTTCCAATAAAACATCGTCCGCCATATCTTGCTCCTTTCGGCTTATTTTTTCTTGGTTGTTTTCTTCTCCGTCTTGGGTTTTTCTTCCTTAACTTCGACTTTTTCACCCTTTGTCGGCTTCGGCTCGTCTATTATCTTGCCAAAGCCACGTTTTTCTAATTCTTTGGCTCTTGATTCAGGATATTCCACTACCTCTCCAACATTACGGAAGAGTGATGTGTCCTTATCAGTAAAGCCGACTTTAACCGACAGTTTCATAAGCAACTCCTTATCCTACTGCAGGAGCAGTAATGTTAACGAATGCTCTGTTTGCAATAGGCTCTACTGCAACGAACTCTCTGCCGAGAATCTTAACAAGATCGCTTGTCATGGATGACTTATCATCAACCTTAATCTGGATGCTATCTCCGTTAGGGAAGTTAGCCAAAGCACCGTAACCGAAGTCACCTACGATTGCATAAACAGCATTTTCAGCAGCATCACCGATTGCAGGAAGATCATTTGTAAGGATTACATCAAGACCGCAGAAAACATCAACTGCATAACCAGCATTCATGCCCGCACTGATGTAAGCTGCTTTTGTTGCAGGGTTCATAACGATAACAGGGTTTGAAGCTTCAGCATTAAGCTGCCCAAGTGCGGTTGCGATTGTACCCACTGCAGCACCTGCTTTAACCTGTTTTGCACAAACTGCGTTTTCAGAAGCAGATGTTGAAAGAGTTTTGATCTTTCCGATAAGAACTGATTCAACTTTTTTAGCGATCTTGTAGGTTAACTCATCATAGATGTAACGAAGGAATGCTTCACCTCTCATGTCGAGAACTTCATCAGAAATAGAGATCCACTTCTTGATCGATTCAGGAATGAGTGTAACAACACCGAGCGTAAGCTCTTCTTCGGAAACTGCTCCGGAACCCTCGTTGTGAATAACTGCATCGCCTGCAGAAAGCTCAAACTGAACTTTAAGGTTGCCCTGAACGGAAACTTTCTTAACGAGTGCAAGGATCCCACTCTTTAACCAGTCTGTCTTGATGATGTCATAAACAAAATCAGGAACAGCTACTTCGCCTGCTGCACCAACATTGGTGGTAAGCAATGCACGGCATTCGTCTGCCTTACCTGTCTTGATGTACTCTGCAAAAGCATTGATGTACTCTTCGGAATTACGATATTCTTTTACGTCTACCATTTTTCTTTCCTCTTTTCTTTCTTCGATTACTTCAGGAATAACTTCATTGTCCTGAATTTCCTGTGACAATTTTGACCTTTCTTCCAGGTCAATAAGTTTTTCTTTCTGCTCATTGAGTTCACGAACTTCTTCTTCGAACTCTGCTGTACGAGCATCAATTTCTTCTCGAGTTTCGATTGAACGGATTTCTGCTGCTATTTCAGCTAATCTTGCTTCAACCTGTTCGAGAGTCATTTCATTAGCTTTCATTTGATTCCTCCTGTAAGCCTAATCTCTTTATGAGTTCTGCTTTCGCCAACTCAAGTTCTCTTTGTTCCTGCTCCTGTAAGAGTCGCTCCGCTCTTTCCATTTCAATCACTCCGTTGAAATAGTCTCGTGTAGAAACTGATATATCGGTACCGGGATTAGCCGGAAAACCTACAAAGCTTGTATCATAGAGTTTCTTTAAGCCCTTAATAGTTCTCTTATGGGTTTTCTTATCGTATTCATCTACATTAACAGTGAAAGCGAAACTCATTTGGTCATACATTCCACTCGCAATCTCCTCGAAGGCTTCTCTTGCAGATGAGGTCTTGGACATATCGGCTTTAACCTTCAAGCCGTGTTCGTCAACTGTCAGCGTAAGAGTTCCGTTCTTCGTTCTGGCATAAACGGTTCCCTGATGATCCTTAACGAAAATTACATCCGTCATGTCTGCATCTTCAAAAGCTTCCGGAAGTATCTGCTCTTTGTACTGAACACCATCCTCTTCAAACAGAACGTATTCATCCCAAGTGGTTGCATATCCTTCTACAAAAAAAGAAGGCTCTGAACCTTCCTCTTCTGCTTTCCTAATTTCAAATCTGTCCATCGGAATAAACCGATATTCTCTATCATCCTTCATCATCACCTTCTCCTTCCTCTTGTGGCGGCCTGCCAACTGGATTTCCCGTTCCATCGTCTGTGGTATCGCCTGTCTTGGATGTGTCAAGTCTTAAAACAAACTCATCTCCACCTTCATAAGGCGGCATATTGAACAATTCTCTATATTCGTTCGGAGTCATAAGTCCACGATCTACGAGGGCAACCATCGAAATCTTTGTCTTGGCACTCGCATATTGCAAACGATTTGACTCATACCAGACTTCGTTTCCGAAAGCAATTTCACGATCTGTAAATATCTTCCGGGTGAGTTCCAATGAAAGAGCAACCAAAAACGGCTCGATTCTGGACTCATAAAACGCATCGTATTCGGATTCGGAATAAATCGATTGGATAATCTTTTTGTTAACTCCGAAATATCTGTAGATTCGTTCTCTGTAAGCATCGGCTTCTTCGGCGGTGGCTGTGGTAGGTTTCAAATTGATCTCTTTGAACTCCTGTGTCGCATCAAGTGAAGCGATTCCACCTTCGTTTTCAAGATTCATATAATCCTTAACGAAATTGTCTTTTTGCTTTTTCAGGTCTTCAGGACTTAACATTGCCTTTGTGGATTTTAAGATTCCACGAAGATTGGCGGTGGATTTGACTGCGTTCGAAAGTCCTTCGTCCATCGTGTTGACAACATCGAGTGTTGGAAGTAATGGCTTGTTGTTATCGCCTGCAATATCCGAGAAAATATAGTCTTTTCGAAGTACTGCCAAATCTTCCCAGGGA